CCACATCAACGACAGCCCCTCCGCAATGTACCGCAGATGTACTAAATTCTGGATAATCGTAGTAAACTACATGATCTGCTGATACTAGAGCCGTTGGTATTACTATGTCCGCTGATACTGAACTTGACCAACCGGGGCACGAATGCGTTGATTGGTATACACTAGAAATTGTGTAGCTATATGCAGTATTTGTACAATTATATAATGAACTGGTAAATGAAACAGGAACATCAAAACTTAATGAACCACTTATGACCGTACTGTTTTCACTTATTTTATTTATACGATTCTGAGTGAAATAAACAGTTTGGTTTTCATAGCTATCAAAAACATTTATTTGTTCACTCCCATCACATATGGCTACATTGTAATTTACAGCACATGGGTCATACTCCCTCCAGAATATATCATCACCGACCTGCGGCTCGGTGGTATTCGTAACCTGAGTGCAAATGAAAAACAAATCATCGTGTGCTACGACATCTCCAACTTGATAGGTAGTATTGAGTTCCCATTGTGGGATGTCAGATGTATCACATGGATCATAAAGCGAATCCCAACTGTATGAAAGGGAGCATATGTTCGATACGCTTGTTAAAAAATAATTATTCTTTGTAATCGTGATATTTTGATTACTCGACAAAAGCTCACAAGATGGAATTTTGACCACCGTCGTATTACAACCTCCACCACTTGATGTACCATCATCTCTTACAAAACCACAATCATCCACAGGGATACTAAATGAAGAACAAACTCCCGGTTTATATTTAATTCCTCCTTCGGCTCTTAATCCTACCTTTTTTTCAGAATCATATAATTCTATAAAAACTTCATGGTCTGGAGGTAGTCTTTGTTTACCATGTATACTATAATGAACAAAAGCATTTTCTGGAAAAATTACTCGCAGCTCCTCCCCCCCGCATTCAGTTCTTCCCTGAATCCAATCCCACTTTTGAAACGGCATGAGCCATTTGGGTTTTTTTCCTTTGTTAGCTATGGCAGGATAAAACAATAAATCAAAAGTGTGTGTATTTTTCGCGGCTTCACATGCCGTAGCTTTGTGCATAGCCGTATATTCCATCTCAATTTCATATGTTCCTTCTTTCAAAAAGATCATATGATCACCCTTATCCGACATGAACTCTGCCCCAACATGCCAAGTTTTGGGAAGATTTTCCCAAACATTAAGGGGTTGATTTGGTTCTGGTTCGCAGTTTATGTCGTAAATATTTTGCGGTCGAGGAAGTGGAATTTCTAGACCCTTTTGGTCGCGATAGGGTTGATAATTTGGTCTACCATTGTAGAGCATCTGCGAGCTTCTACCACCAGCTACATAGGTAAACTCTTGTATCTGTTTATACTTTGTATCATATGGTACTTCTCCAGCACTTATGTTTACAGCACCACCGAGGTGAGTAACAGCGATACCCGGACCAGCTATGACATTTCGACCCCTAGCTAATTCTTTAATCGCATCCTGAATCGCATTTATGCGTTCAGCAGTTAGCGTATTAAATAAGTTGGAACCAGTTTGAATGGTCTGCAACTTCTGTAAGTTGATATTCACAGAAGTTGTATGTCACCAGTTTTTTGGTAAATAAGTGGATTCCAGCCTTTAGGGCCACTAGCCATCCACTCGGCTGTAACGGAGTAATATTTTACATTACCTCCATTTTGTATTTTTATATCTTCATTTAAAGAAGTAAACAGCCAGTTTGCATCCTCATAAGGAGGTTCAAGGTAAGCAATAGAGTCTGATCTTGGAGTGCATACCTTACCAAGACTCGGTAAAAGTCTTTGGGCTAGTCTGTTACCTTGCTCCATACCATACTTTGGTCCACATACACCTTTCAATCTTCCACCATGAAGAACACCATATTTAAAAACCATCTGACCCGGCGCTAGAAAATTTTCAATGCCCTCAAGTTGTTTCGCGCCTTCTATCGTTGATGGGTCGGGTCTTCCCATTTGCCCATCGGGGAGTGGCCCAAATGCTTTAAAGCTACCATCTTCGTGGAGCAGTCTACCGAATGTGTTCGGACTTTTTCCTGCTCCTATAATTGTCCCCCACTCACGACCATCTTCTTTATAGTTTGGGTGGGTAGCCATAGGTTGCTGAACAGTACCAAGAGCATAACCTCCTGATGGATAACAGTCCATATAGAGTCCCTCGTAACTGGCATTTATAATATCAAAGGCCCCATCATTCGTATGTGCTACATTACTGCAGAACATCCACTTATGTCTCGGATGAGCATGACCCGGCCCTATGAGTCTGGTGGATGAAAGAGAACACGATTTTTTTCTATCACATTTATATGAAATAGTAGCGCTTGACATACCATGGGGGTTCATCGTGAGCGTAGCGCCCGGCCCCTCTAACAAATAACTTAAACAACTCATTTTACATCAAAGTTTAATCTATTATCTATAACCTCTTTCGTGTCGAGCTGAATCCCCTTCATTTCTTGAGTAAGTTTAGCCATTGCCGCAAGAGCTTCAGTTCTTTTTCTAGCCATAATTACTTGTGGGTCTGTACTTGCCGCAGCTCCCCCTGCTCCGATTGACCTGAAACTATCAGCTACGGTTTTTATTTCAGGAACCTCTCCCAATTTTTTAGTCATTAACTCTGACAAAGCCGCACTCTTTGCCATGGATACATCCATTGGGTCTTTTGAATCTCCGAGGTTTTTTCTGAACGCTTGCTCAATGAAATCCCTGTCTTCCATTGCCGTAGCCTTTGCTTTAGCCGCAGGGTCTCCCATTCGAGCCGCAAGTTGTACCTCAGCCAACTCTTGCGCTCTTCTAGCTTTCGCGGCATTGCCTTGAACTTCTTCGCTTTGTGCTCTTTTTCTTTCTCTAGCTTCAGCCAATGCCATCTCTCTTGCTTCCTTGCCTCCCATCTTTTTAGAAAGCTCTTCAGTCCTTCTTTCAACAAATTTAGCGTTTTCCATTTCACCTAGCTTCTCCATCATGTCCATAGCTCCAGAGATATCTCCAATATCAAAACGGAAGTCCACTTCGTTACTAGCCGCGACTATTTCAAGGTCTTCTTTCAATCTGTTGAATGTTTTAATTGCTTGCCTCTCAAGTTTAGCTAGGGCATCTTCCTGAGCCTTAATTGCATCTGTAAACTTTTTTGTATCCGCAGCTGCTTGATTGAATTGTTCCAAAGCAGTCTTGGCTAACAGGATATTTTGGTCTAGACCTCTTATTTCCTGTTGTAAGCTATCGGTTTCGTCAGTTTTCTCACCACCTGAATTTCTAAAAGAGGCGGCTAATTTCTCTTCTAGGTTTCTCTTCTCAATTTCCATTTCTTGTATGGCTTTCTCCGCATCCTGAGTAGACTTACCTCCTTTACTACCATATGCTCTATCAAATGCTGATAGTCTTTCTTTATTTGCTCTTTTTTGTATCTCTAGCTTTTCTCTTTCCGCATCTAGCGTTTCAGCGGTAATTTTTCTCAGTGCTTCAATTTCTCTTTCATCTATCAATCTAAGAGTCGCGGCATTTCTCAAATTATCACCGATTACAGTTATCTGATTATTGATTTTATCAAGCCTCAGCATATTTTTATTATATTCTTTACCTTCCTGAACTAGCTCCTCTTTAATTTTTTCAAGTGTTTGTTTTTGTGACTCTTGAAGTTTCAAACGTCCTTGAGCGCTTAATTGTAGTGTACTCTCAATAGCCGCGACTTTCCCAAGCCTACCGACCTCATCAAAATTAACATCCTCACGACCTGACTTTACTTTTCCATCCACGCCCATAAACCCACCTGCGAATGAAACCGTTCCAGTTTTGGCAATCCTGTCATCTAGCGCTAATTCATCAATACCTTCTAGTCTACTTTCTAACTGTCGCTGAATATCGGCTGGGTCTATAGCATAATCTGGATCACCACCCCCACCTTTTTTCAGGAAATCTATAAATTTGGTTCTATTAAAGTCTTCTGTGCCAAATTGTAAATCTTCATTCGCCATCATATTGCCTAATGCGACGGCTGGGATATAACTGAGTCCCTTTTCCAAACCACCTCTCTGAAATCTTTTGTCTTTCCTAGCTTTCGCTTCCATTTCTTGCCCCATGGGACTAGCAAGAAAATTCTGAATAGCATCACCCTCATCTGATTCCATATTCTCTTGTAATTTAGCAAGTGCGGCAGCCCTAGTCCCAAATTCTTGTTGTGCCTCAGCTTTTTGTCTCATTACACGAACAGCTTGTATTTCGGCTTCCTCCTGAGCCCTTGCCATGTTTTCCGCGGTCTTACCCCCCTCCTTAGTTAGCTCCTCTAATTCTTCGCGTTTTTTAATTAACAGGGTGACTTTTTCCGCATCATTTGCGGTCGCCATGTTTTGATCAAATGCTAATTCTTTTTGCTCTTTTTGCAGTTCTATCTCCTTTTGAATTAAATCCAGCCTAGCTTGAGAAACTCGCAGCCTATCTTCATCTATCATAGCTATTTCATTCATAAGGTATAGAAGCGCACTTGTCCTATCCTCTAAAGCTTGAGCTTTTGAAACACCTTCATCCGTAAAAATACCATCATCAACCATTGCTTGTGCTTCACCCGCCTCTTTTGCCGCAGATTTTACTTTCTCATAAATACTTGTAAGTACTTGATTCTTCGCCGCAGTACTATCAATCGCAGAGATTTGTTCTCTATACTCATCAGTTAGTTCTTTCGTGGCTGCTCTAGCTTTAGCTCCAGCTTCAGCTTCAGCTTTTCTAGCTTGTACAACTCTGTAAATTGCCACACCAAGAGCCGCTAAACCAGCGATAATTGCCATTATTGGGTGAGCCAACATAGCTGTAAACGCAGCTTTTATGGACGCCGTAAAACTCAGCACTAACATTCTGGCCAACTTAAATGCACCACCTGCAAATATTGCGGATGCACCTACTAATTTATTAGCCAAGGTTAATCCCTTAAGCGATGCGAGCGCTCCCTTTATACTACCATTTGCGGCTAATTGTGCGGTATTAAAGAACAGAGCCCCTTTACCAGCCGAGAAAAATGCTGCTCTTGCTGCTCCCAGTTGAGTCACGAGATGAAGAAATTGCTGAGTTAATATAGCTGTTCCCAGCACAAGGAATGCTTCTATTACAAAGTTAAGTGCATTACTAAGACCCTTAGCGCCTCCAGCAATTTTTAAGAAAATACCAGATATAAAATTACCAACTTTCGCGACTGAACCAAAAATCTCTCCCAGTTTTTCTAATGGTTTTTGTAAAGCTATTGCTGTATCCCTAGCTCTTTCCAAGGACATTTTTTCAGCTTCCAAGAAACCTTTTGCGAAACCTGCTTGCATTTTGTCTTGAGCATCTGCCAATGTTGTCTCCAGACCAATGATGGTTTCTGAAAGAGTTTTCATACCTCCTTCATTCTTTTTCAGTTCTTTCTCGACAACACTCCAGACCTCAGTAAAGCTGTTTCCAGCTTTAGTCATTGCCTCTACTTTGGCTCTTGCCTGACCCGACATTAGTCCAAGCTCCTGTAATCTTGCCGCAGATTCTCCTACTGGTCTCCCACTCTGCAAACCATCATACATTCTACCAACGTGTAATGATACATTCGCAAAGTCCGCGCCAGCAGTAGCCGCAGCGTCTCCTATTAACCGTAGGTTTGATGTTGTAGCCAGAGCACCCTTGGTCAATACTTGTAGTAGTCTAGAAGCTTCCGCAACACCAGCCATTTGAAATGGTGTGCTGTTTGCAAATTCATACAATTCCTCCACACGTTCTTTAGCGAGCTGCACGCCACCAAGTAAACCTTTGAACTGAGCCTCAGTAAACTCTACCTTCTTGAGCTTTTCCATACCCTTTCGTAGCATTTCAGTATTTGCTACCAAGGCTTTGACGGCACCAATAACACCCAAAACAGAACCTGATAGCAGAGCCATCGGGCCAAGTATGTTATTTAATATTACGGCTTTCATACCGCCCCAAGCCGCAGCCGCCTTGCTACCTGTAGCTGCAAATATAAGGGCGGGTTCTAGTGCTCCAGCGAATGCTGCTTTAAGTTTTTCAGCACCTACTGAAGAGAATATTGTTTTAAAATTAAATGCCATTTTTCGCCTCCTTCATTTTTGCTTTCATTTCAGCTTCTGCTTTTCTCATGTCTGCGAGAATTTGGTCTTTATTGGCATTCATTTCTCGTTCTTCTTGAGTTACGAAATCAATGTCGGCTCCTTTTAAATGAGCTGAAATAGAGGTATACCAAAAAGCTTTCCCGATTGGCATATCCCAAGCCTGTGATTCCGTGAAGCCAAGCTCAATCAATTGAACAGCCATTGATAATGTTTCTGGAGCTGAGGATTTTTTACTTTCCTCATCAGACTTATTCCATAGTTCTGGGAAAGCCGCATAGTCCTCTACATATTTAGCGAACTTAGTTCCCTCTTCTTCAGGATTGAAAGTGTTGATCAATAGCCTTAATTTGCCCAAAAAGCCTTGCTTATCAGGAAATTTGGGGAAACTAGACCTACACACCTGTATGGCTTGTAGTATTGAGTTTACATCTGCATTCCCTCCCGTAATGAGAGGAGAATCTAAAAACTCCAACAGGAATCTATGCCATAATGAGAAAGGCTTTAATTTGTAACTTAATACTCGATGATAATCGAGATTTACAAAAGCTTCAGCGAACTTTTCATCAAGAGCCACATCATTAGCAGTTATTCGTGGCTCCTATAGTTTCAATACCTTCCCAGAATTTTCCAGTCATTTCACATTTTTGGAATTCGGTATTGCTCTGACTTTTGGAGACCTTGTCGATGAAAAAGGGCCTACCAGCAATTACGACTTTCGCATTTACTTCAGGAAGTTTATCAAAGAAATATCCACTAACCGTGCAGGTTCCCGTGTGCGCGCCAAGTTTAATTGCCTTGGTGCGACCGCAGGCGTCTTTAGCTTCTGCTACATACTGTGGCCCAGTATCAGCATTTTGCGTTTCAACTTTGATTCCTTGTACGTTGCCATCAACGCCATAAATATATCCATTACAATTACTAGCCATTTTAGTATCTCCTTATGTGTTGCAGCATACTTTACCATCGGGATAAAACACGACAGTCATTTCAGCTTTTTTGAAATCTGTATTGGAAGCATTTATTGAAAATTTTTCAACATAGCCTTCATCAATTTGACCTAGTTCTTTATCCTCAAATGAAACCTTACAATTACCACCATTGAAGGTAGTGAGAGCCGCATTGTCTTTACAATATCCGGAAAAGTTAAAAGTGTGTTTAAGTGGTCCACGAACTACGCAAGATGTATTACCAATATCATCTTTAGCTTCAGCCTCAAACTCTACAGTAGTCTCTTTTGAGTATGATTCCACGATTATTGCGTTTACCTCTTGGCTTACGTCATCAATTCCAAACACATAGTTTGGGTCTCCTGTTAATTTTGTTAATGGCATATCTATATTCTCCTTGTCAACTATAAGCAGGATATAACTCCTGCGGTTATATTAAACACATCTCCGAATGAAAAGTCTTCTTGTGAGCTACCGATACTATTTATATGTATTCCATCAATTTTAAGTATGTCTCTGTAAATTCTGCATGGTACTTTGTTCTTAGCACGACTATAAACTTTATCAGTAGCTAAATATTTTTTACTGGGTGTAACAGTAAAATTGTTTACCTGCACAACATCAGTTACGTCTTTGTTTATCTTGAGTTCGCAATAATCGCCTTTTGCAACTCTTGTTACATCCAAATCTTCAAAATACAAATGACCTGTTCTGGCCATAATTCTGCATTCACCTTTATGCAAATCATACTGCTTTAGATATGCTTCCGTGTAATCTTTATTAGCTACCGTATTTAGTCCATCTTGAATACGAGACACATTTTCTGAATGGAGCTGCGAGCCGACTTCATTTATATGGCTAACATACACGACTTTTATATTCATCAAATATGCTCTTGGGGATCGTTCACCTATGGTGGGCAATGACTCCTCAACATAAACAGAACCAAATGGCAACTCTTGTTCTTTGTCAGAATTAGATGGAAAGAACTCAGCACCTTTTGCGTAATTATTTAAGACTTCGCAGATGATCTGTTCAGTCATTCTGCGTGGGTCAGTATGGTATGGTTCATTTATCATCACCGACTTGAACTTTGTTGACCTTATCTATATTTGATTTTACTCCATCGATAATCTCAGAATTTAAATCCTTACCTAAAGCTTTTTTCAATGCTTTGTGATTTTCATCAACTGAAGGAGTGGGGCCTTTCTCAGCTCTTTCATTCAATGTGTTTTGAGACTCAAGAATTTGCTTGCGAGAAATAGCAACCTGCTTCTCATACTCTTTGATTATCGCATTTATGTCAGCCTCTATCTCGGCCTTGTATCTATTTATATTTGTTTCAAACACGTGGCACTACTCCTGTTAATAATCCTGATACCTGCATTACCAAAAGATTTGTATCATCATCTGTTATTTGGAGAATCCTACCCTTGAATGATTCTGAGTTCTGCATGAACTCAAGCTTATCTCCAACCTTTGGTATTATATCTGATTTTTGAATGTATACTACCGTACCAACTTTATTGTCCTTCCCACCGAGTATTCTTTTTTCATCTCTTTCTATAGGATCATATATGGCTTTGTACTCAGTATCATTGATTTTAATAGTCTCCTCCATCTGCGCAAATGCTGGTGCATTAGCCAAATCCATACACTTGTTGAAGTTATTCATACACAAATCACATAGTTAGATACACATTGTACCCCATGAGTTACACATTCAAATATGCTCATACAATAATATGGTTTGTCAATCTAAACAAAAAGGGTCGCCCTGATGGACGACCCAATTTGAAGATGCGTGTGGTTGAAATATTAGTCTGTCCAACTCGCAGAGCCTGCGAAATCGATAAGGACTCCAGCATTCTTATTAACGACAAGCTCATCGGTATGATGCCTGACCCGAACCATATCTCCTCGACGTGGCTCAGAACGATAAGTCTCGGTGTTGAACAATCCGCCGTCTTTTGACCATACGAAAGTTCTACCAAAACCTCCTCCGCTGATTTCGCCACCTTGGACATTTCCAAGCCAGCCATATTGCTTATCCCACAATGCGGCTAATGAGGCAGTACCAGACATACGTCCTGAAGTGTCATAATATGAATGTGCAATGTACACGTTTTGAATACCAAAAGCTTTACCAATATCAGTATTATTGATTAGCTTGTACCCAACCCCGCCACCAAGGTTACCATAGAGGAAAGTATTAAGCTTTCCTAGTCTACGAATGTAGTTCCATTGAGTAGAAGACAAAACCAAAGTATTTGGAGTTTCACCCCTTTTGGTCATTGCTTTGATGGCATCCATGAGAACTTTTGCAAAGTCCCAATTACTGATCTCAGCCTCGTCACCCCAGTCATTAGCGCTACCATATATATTTTGTTTTGCGGAAATAGTAGTTGCATTATTTGAGGTATTTTGACAGATATCAAATACGCGCTTTTCGTAATCGATTTTCAAAGTACGCATGATGAGTTTAGAAGTAAGAACTTCTACATCAAAGAAACGATCATAGTCTTTTACAAGAACATCATCGATTCGCTCTTCAAGACCACGATCCAAACATTCATAGTTTGCGGTCTTGAACTTACGAGTAGTTTCGTTGTAAGTACCGGTTGGCGCACGAAGAGTTGAATCCTTCTTAAGTAGCTCACCAGAATCGATATCAATTCTTGG